TTTACCAACACCAGATGGTTCATCGCCATTTAAAGAGGCGTGGTACCACGAAATTCAAGTTGGTGGAAAATGGCAAAAATTCTACGATCCAGGAAAAAATGACAACGAACGTTCACCTTTAAATGAGGTTTATGAAGAGTTGATTTCTACAGGTAAAGAATCAGACAAAGAATTGGCTAAACAATACAGATCACGTAAATTCTATATTGTTAAATTAATTGATAGAGACCGTGAAGAAGATGGTCCAAAATTTTGGAGATTTAAACACAATTATAAGAACGAAGGTATTTTAGATAAAATCATTCCAATTTGGAGAAACAAGGGTGATATCACTGATCCTGAAAAAGGTCGTGATCTGATTATTGAATTATCAAAATCTAAAACAGGTAATGGTAAGGAATATACAACAGTACAAACTATTATGTATGATGATCCAACACCTGTTCATGATGAGGCAGATCAAGCAAAGGCTTGGGTTAATGATGAATTAACTTGGTTAGATGTTTATTCTAAGAAACCTGTTGAGTATCTTGAGGCAATTGCAAGAGGAGAATCTCCACGTTGGGACAGTGAAAAAGGTGGTTACGTTTACGGTAACGACGAAGAAGCTACAACATCAATTGGAGGTGTAAAATCACCTATTGTTGATACACAGGCTGACGACGAACCAGATGGTGATTTACCATTCTAATTTAAAACACTAAAGCATGGACACTACGTCCATGCTTTTATAATATCATTATATGGCAATCAAGAAGAACAACTTTAATAAAGTTAAAGAGAAGTTTTCAACTTCAGCAAAATATAAGCCTCAAAGATTCCTCGACTTAGGCGAGGACTTCTTAGATGCGGTAGGTCTACCAGGTCCTGCAATCGGACACTTGAACATGTTCTTGGGTCACTCAGATACAGGTAAAACAACAGCGGCAATCAAAGCGGCGGTAGATAGTCAAAAGAAAAAGATATTACCTGTCTTTATTATTACTGAACAAAAGTGGTCTTTCGATCACGCAAAACTTATGGGTTTTGAATGTGAGGAAGTGGTTGATGAAGAAACAGGAGAAATGGATTGGGGTGGATTTTTCATCTTCAATAACAATTTCAGTTACATTGAACAAATTACTGACTATATCAATTCGTTGTTAGATGCTCAAGAAAAGGGTGAATTAGACTACGAAGATGAAGAAGGGGTACAATCACCTAGTTTATGTTTTATATGGGATTCTGTGGGTTCTGTACCGTGTAAGATGACATATGACGGCAAGGGTGGTAAACAACACAATGCGTCTGTGTTATCTGATAAGATTGGTATGGGTATCAACCAAAGAATTTCAGGTTCAAGGAAGGCAGATTCTAAATGGGAAAACACTTTGATTATTATCAATCAACCTTGGGTTGAATTACCTGATAATCCATTCGGTCAACCGAAGATTATGGCTAAAGGAGGAAACGCGGTATGGTTGAATTCATCATTGGTATTCTTGTTCGGTAATCAAAAAGGTGCGGGTACGACTAAAATAACTGCGACAAAAGACAAAAGAAGTGTTAAGTTTGCGGTAAGAAGTAAAGTATCAGTATTAAAGAACCACATCAATGGATTAGGGTTCGATGATGGTAGAATTATTGTTACACCACACGGATTCTTGGCAGGTAAAGAAGCTTCTGAAGAGAAAGCTTCAATTGAGAAATACAAGAAAGAGTACGCTGAGTATTGGAAAGATATTATCGGTACTGACGGTGACTTTGACTTGAAAGAAGAAAGAGAAGATTGATAACGTTTAAATAAATTTAGTGAACAAAGCCCTACTGGTTGATGGTGACAACCTATTCAAAATTGGATTTCATGGAGTCAAAGAATTATTCTATGACGGAAACCACATCGGTGGGGTGTATCACTTTATTAATACACTAAGAAAATTTTTAGAAGAATATGACTACGATAAAGTAGTTGTGTTTTGGGATGGGGATTCTAACTCATCTCACAGAAAAAGCATTTATCCACAATATAAGGCTAACCGTAGAGTGAATATGAATGAATTCAAATACGAGTCTTATCTACAACAAAAAAACAGAGTAAAACAATATCTTGAAGAAGTGTTTGTTAGGCAAGTAGAAATGGTTAACAACGAAGCGGATGATCTGATTGCATTTTATTGTCAGGTTGCTCGTGACGAGATCATTACAATATTTTCATCTGACAAAGATTTAACTCAACTAATTGCACCAAACGTTTCAATTTTTTCTCCTATACATAAAATGATATTGAAGTATGGGGATAAGATTAAATTCAAAGATATTTCAGTTCCCCACGAGAATGTATTGGTATGTAAAATACTAATGGGTGATAAGTCAGACAACATTGAAGGTATCAAATCTTTAGGTGAAAAAACATTGGCAACTTTGTTCCCACAATTGCTGAAAAAAACCTGCACTATCGAAGAAATATTAGATTATGCACGAAATATCCCTCAAGAAAAACCTGTAAAAGTTATATCAAATATTTTGACAGGCAAGACAAAAAGTGGTATACTTGGAGAAGAATACTATCAAATAAACAAAAAGATAGTTGACCTTAGTGAACCACTGATCACCGACGATGGAAAGGAATTAGTAGAATCCATCTACAGTGAGCACTTAGACCCTACAGACAGAGGATATAAAAATCTGATGAAATACATGATGGAGGACGGATTATTCAAATACCTACCTAAAAACGACGAAGCGTGGGTGAATTTTTTGAAACCATTTATGAAACTAACAAGAAAAGAAAAACGAAAATTTAAAAACTAAACAAAATGAGAGAACAAGATCAAGTTAAGATGGAATTCCTTTTGACACTAAACGATAACATCGTGGTTCAAAGATTCTTCAACGTGAGAGGGTACAACCCTAAGGCTAGAGTAGCCACAGACCTTTATGAGTATATCTTTGATGTAAAAGAGACTCTTCATCATTATTTGAAAATGAAGACAGTTGTTTATTTGTTAGACAACAAAGATGCGATTGCACATGATCCAAAAATTATGGATACATCATTCACTGATGGTCCTGAGAATTTCCACATCTATGTTAAGATTGGTGATGAGACAATTTGTCATAGAATTTTTGACGCAAAACTTTATCCGCCGAAAGTTCGTTATACGGTTGACGTACGACCATTTTTGAAAGATGTCCTTTCTAATTTGACTGACATTTTTTCACGTCGTCAATTAAATCACGAATATTGTGGACTTGAGTTGGCTTAATGAGTATTTATAAATCTAAGGGGTAGAGAGAAACATATGCAGAAAAATTTTGATTATTTAGGTAACACATTCCAGATCCAATTATTGAATCAAATTGTGGTAGATAAGGACTTTGCCCACACCATTGTTGATGTGTTAGAAATCAATTATTTTGATAATAAGTACTTTAAGATCATTGCACAAATGATTAAAGAGTACTTCACAAAATATCAATCAACGCCCACATTTGATACTCTTGATCAAGTAGCCAAATCAGAAATCAGTAATGAGATGGCTTGTAAGATTGTTTTAGATACTTTGAAACAAATCAAAGATGCACCATTCGATGGTAGTATATTTGTACAAGAAAAAGCATTGAAATTCTGTAAGCAACAAGAGCTTCAGAAAGCAATGAAACAAGCCCAAAAAATTATTGATGAGGGGGACTTCGAATCTTATGATAAGGTTGAAGAATTGGTGAGAGAAGCAATTCAAGTTGGGGAAAGAGACATGGGTACTGGAGATGTCTTTGAAAACTTGGAAGTCGTATTAGATGACGACTTTAGATCTCCGATACCAATGGGTATTAAGGGTATTGATAATCTCCTCAAGGGTGGATTAGCAAAGGGAGAGATTGGGGTTATATTGGCACCTACAGGTGTTGGTAAGACAACAATCTTGAGTAAGATAGCAAACACAGCGTTTAACATGGGTTTCAATGTACTTCAAATATTTTTTGAAGATAACCCTAAGATTATACAGAGAAAACATTTCACAATGTGGACGGGTATTGAACCAGATAATTTGGTTCTCCACAAAGAGAAAGTATTTGAAAAAATACATGAGATACAGAATTCGATGCAGAATAAATTAATTCTAAAGAAACTACCTTCTGATTCTCTAACAATGTTACAAATCAAAAACCAATTACGTAAGATGATTGCGGATGGTAATAAAATTGATTTGGTTGTTTTGGATTACATTGATTGCGTAATGCCTGAAAAAGCATTAGGTGATGAGTGGAAGAGTGAGGGTTCTGTAATGAGACACTTCGAAGCGATGTGTCATGAATTAGGTTTGGTTGGTTGGACAGCCACACAAGGTAATAGATCTTCAATATCATCTGAAGTTGTAACAACGGATCAGATGGGTGGATCTATTAAGAAAGCCCAAGTCGGTCACGTAATCATCTCGGTGGCCAAAACACTCCAACAAAAAGAATTAAACTTGGCTACAATAGCTATTACAAAATCACGTATCGGTAAAGATGGTGTTGTGTTCGAGAACTGTAAGTTCAACAACGAATTACTTGAAATTGATACTGAAACGTCTGTAACATTCTTAGGGTTCGAAGAGCAACAAGAACAAAAGAAAAGTGACAGAGTCAAAGAACTATTGGAGAAAAGAAAACAAAGAGAACAACAAACAAAACAAGGGATTTAAATATCCTCTTGTTTGAAAAAAAATTTAAAAAAAACAAAGATTTTTTTATTGAAAACTTGGGCGTAAGGTCTGCGGACCTATATTTATCATTTAAAATCCCCGATTTTTTAATAAATTTAAAAGTAAAAAAAATTACAAAAACATGGACATTTCAAATCGAATTCTATCGGACATTACAGTATACATGAAGTATGCGAAGTATATCCCAGAATTGAAAAGAAGAGAGACTTGGCAAGAGCTCGTAACAAGAAACATGGAAATGCATATCAAAAAATTTCCACAATTAGAACAAGAAATCCGTGAGAACTACATGTATGTTTACAAGAAACAAGTTCTCCCTTCAATGAGATCAATGCAATTCGCAGGAAAGCCAATTGAAATATCACCTAACAGAATTTACAACTGTGCGTTTGCACCTGTGGATGATTGGAGAGTATTCTCTGAAATCATGTTCCTTCTATTAGGTGGAACAGGGGTTGGTTATTCAGTTCAAAAACATCACGTTGATGTTCTTCCTGAAATCAGAAAACCAAACAAAGAGAGAGGTAGAAGATGGTTAGTTGCGGATTCTATTGAAGGATGGGCAGATGCCGTTAAAGTATTGGTTAAGTCTTATTTCTTTGGTGGTTCAAAGATTGAATTTGATTTCTCAGACATCAGACCTAAAGGAGCACGTCTTGTGACTTCAGGTGGTAAAGCACCGGGTCCTCAACCACTAAAAGAGTGTCTTATCAAATTGGAAGGAATCCTTGATTCAAAAAATGATGGGGATAAATTAAGACCAATTGAAGTTCATGATATGGTATGTCATATTGCAGATGCAGTATTGGCGGGTGGTATCAGAAGAGCGGCACTTATTTCATTATTCTCAGCATCAGATGATGAGATGATTGGATGTAAGAGTGGAGCTTGGTGGGAAACAAATCCACAAAGAGGTAGAGCGAATAACTCTGTAACTCTCATAAGACATAAGATTGATAAAGAATACTTTATGGATCTATGGAAAAGAATTGAGGCGAGTGGATCAGGTGAACCTGGTATCTACTTATCAAACGATAAAGATTGGGGAACAAACCCTTGTTGTGAAATTGCACTTAGACCATTCCAATTCTGTAACCTTACAGAAGTGAACGTATCTAACGTTGTATCACAAGAAGACTACGAATCAAGAGTAAAGGCGGCGGCGTTCATCGGAACACTTCAAGCAGGATACACTGACTTCCACTATCTAAGACCAGTATGGCAAAGAACGACTGAGAAAGATGCATTAGTTGGAATCTCAATGACAGGTATCGGATCAGGTGCTGTTCTTGGATTAAACATGAAGGCAGCTGCTAAGGTTGTTAAAGAAGAAAACGAAAGAGTTGCGAGTATATTAGAAATCAACAAAGCGGCAAGATGTACTACGGTTAAACCAGCAGGAACTACATCATTAACTCTTGGTACATCATCGGGCATTCACGCTTGGCATAATGAATATTATATCAGAAGAGTTAGAGTAGGTAAGAATGAATCAATATATGCTTACTTAAAAGAAAATCATCCTGAATTAGTTGAAGATGAATACTTTAGACCACATGACACAGCTGTTATCGGTATTCCACAAAGAGCTCCTGAAGGATCAATACTTAGAAACGAATCTCCAATTCAATTATTAGAGAGAGTAAAAAAAGTACATCTCGAGTGGGTTAAAGGTGGACACAGAACAGGAAGTAACACTCACAACGTATCTGCTACAATATCAATCAGAGAACACGAGTGGCCTGCAGTTGGAGAGTGGATGTGGGAAAACAGAGACCATTACAATGGGCTTTCAGTTTTACCTTACGATGGAGGAACTTATATTCAAGCACCATTCGAAGATTGTACAGAAGAAAAATATGAAGAGTTGATGGAAACTCTTAAAGACGTTGACCTTTCAAAAATTGTAGAGATTGACGATAACACAGATCTATCAGGTGAAGTTGCTTGTGCTGGTGGAGCTTGTGAAATAGTAATGGCGTAATGGAAAATACAAATAACGTAAATCAAGGGGAGAAGCCAAAACTTCTCCCTTCTGATTTTTATGAAGAAAACGGAAGAAAAGTTATGACCGAACAATATCATATTCGTAGAGGGTATTGTTGTGGTAATGGTTGTAGACATTGTCCTTATATTCCTAAGGCGGTAAAAGGAAATACTACTTTAATTGAAAAATAATCCAAGTATATTTATAACATATGGGTGACGGTACAACATATGGTATAAATTTTCCATTTAGAAATTCTTTAACAGGAGACTATTTGGAATTGACTAATACTGCAAACCAAGAAATCAGAGCGGATTTAATTAATCTTCTTTTAACAAGAAAGGGGTCAAGATATTTCTTACCTGACTTTGGAACAAGATTATATGAATTCATATTTGAACCAATGGATGGTTTAACATTTGATGCTATCGAATCTGATATAAGAGCAAACGTAGAAAAATATATTCCAAATCTTTTGTTAGACAAAATAACAATTGAACCACTAGACCCAACAGAGGAAGCAACTGACGAATTTGCTTCTGTCGATCAACCCTCACCTGTTTATAGATATCCAGGGAAAGGAACTGCAGAATACACTGCAAAAGTAAAAATTGAATATTCTGTTCAAGATAGCACTTTTGCAACAAGTGATTTTGTAATAATCAATATTTAAGATAAATGGCTAATCGTAAGATATCATATACAACCAGAGACTTCGAAGGAATAAGATCCGAACTTATACAGTACGTTCGTACTTACTATCCTGAACTAATTCAAAACTTCAACGACGCTTCGGTGTTCTCAGTATTTTTGGATTTAAATGCTGCGGTAGCCGACAACTTACATTACCACATTGATAGAAGTATACAAGAAACTGTGTTACAATACGCACAACAAAGATCTTCTGTCTACAACATTGCCAGAACATACGGATTGAAACTACCAGGACAAAGACCATCCGTAGCTCTTGTTGATTTTTCAATAACAGTTCCAGCCTTTGGAGATAAAGAAGATGAAAGATATTTGGGACAACTTAGAAGAGGTTCTCAAGTTTTAGGTGCAGGACAAGTTTTTGAAAACGTTGAAGATATTGATTTTGCTTCACCGTATAATTCACAAGGATTTCCAAATAGATTAAAGGTGCCAAACTTCGATTCAAGTAATCGATTAGTAAACTATACAATTACAAAGAGAGAAGTTGTTGTTAATGGATTAACTAAAGTTTTCAAAAGAGTTATAAGTCCAAGTGATGTAAGACCATTCTTAGAAATTTTCCTACCTGAAAAAAACGTTTTAGGTGTTACAAGTGTTTTATTAAAAGATGGTACAAGTTACACAACAGTACCAACGGTTAATGAATTCTTAGGATTACAAAACAGATGGTATGAAGTTGACGCTTTAGCTGAAGATAGAATATTCATTGAAGACCCAACAAAAGTATCGGATCAGCCAGGTATTAAAGTAGGTAGATATATTCAAACACAAGATAGATTCATTACTGAATATACACCTGAAGGATTTTTGAAAATGACTTTTGGTGGAGGAACAAACACATCACAAGATGCTTTAGACCAATTCACAACCCTTGGAGTTCCTTTGAACTTACAATTGTATCAAAACAACATGTCATTAGGATCTGCCTTAAGAGCTAACACAACATTGTTCATTCAATATAGAACGGGTGGAGGATTATCAACTAACTTAGGAACTAATGTAATTAATCAAATCGGTACAGTTACATTCTTCGTTAACGGTCCCTCTGAAAATATTAACCAACAAGTTGTTGGATCTTTGAGATGTAACAACGTGACAGCCGCTATTGGTGGGGCGGGACAACCAACAGTAGAAGAAACAAGAAACTATGTTGCTTTTAACTTCTCATCACAAAACAGAGCGGTGACAGTTAATGACTACGAAGCTATTATTAGAAAGATGCCATCTCAGTTTGGAGCACCTGCAAAAGTTGCGATAACTGAAAACAACAATAAGATTCAAGTTCAAATTTTATCATACGATACTTCAGGTAACCTAACATCAATTGTGTCAAACACTTTGAAACAAAACTTGGCAAATTATTTATCAAACTATAGAATGATGAATGACTATGTTTCAATCGAAACCGCTGAAGTTATTGATCTTAGTTTTGAAGTTTCAGTTGTATTAGATGCGACACAGAACCAAGGACAAGTTATTACAAATATTATCAATAAGTTGACAACATTCATGAATCCACAAACAAGACAACTTGGACAGAACATTTATTTGTCTGAATTGAATAGTTTGATTCAAGATGAAAACGGAGTAATCACTGTTACAGGTATCAACGTATTCAATGAAATTGGGGGACAATATTCATCATTCCAAACATCAATGGCTTATTCTGATGACGTTACAAGACAAATCAGACCTGTTGATGACACAATATTTGCACAACCAAATCAAGTTTACCAAATCAGATATCCTCAGAAAGATATCAAGGTAAGAGTTAAGAACTTCCAGAACGTTCAGTTCTCTTAAGTTTATTTACAATTTTATTAGGTTATTATTAAATTGTACGCCCATTTACATTTCCTTAGAAAATGGGGGTTAAACTATTTATCAAAAAAGAGATGAATGACCAATTCTTACAGAATTAAAACACAAGTAGGGTCTGACCAAACAATAAATGTACAGATAGATCAAGAGTTCGACTTCTTAGAGATTCTATCTTTGAAGATTCAAAGTGATGATATCTACACAAGAAACTGTGCAGACTATGGTGTTATTGTTGGTCGTGTTACCGCTAACGGAGGATTCGGATTACCAAATGTAAGAGTATCTGTTTTTGTACCTTTAGAACAAGAAGATGAGAATAACGAAATTATCTCAACACTTTATCCTTACAAATCAACTAATGACAAGAATGAAGATGGGTATAGATACAATCTATTACCATATGAAAAATCTTATTCAAAACACGCCGCAACAGGGACATTCCCTTCAAGAAATGATGCTTTAACAAATCCAACAGTCGTTACTGTTTATGACAAATACTATAAGTTTACAGTAAAGACTAATGATAGTGGTGACTACATGATCATGGGGGTCCCATTAGGAGACCAAACAGTGTTCATGGATTGTGATTTATCTGATATAGGTGAGTTTAGTTTGACTCCACAAGACTTGATAAGAATGGGAATTGCAACAGAAAGTCAACTATCGGGAAATAACTTTAAATCCTCACCCGACTTACAATCATTACCACAAATCGTTTCACTTCAAGCAAATATAAGTGTGTCACCGTTTTGGGGACAACCTGAAGTTTGTCAATTAGCAATCAATAGAGTCGACTTCGATTTAAGGGACGATGCAAACATTGATATCCAACCTACTGCGGTATTCATGGGATCCATAATTTCTGCAAGTGACAGAAGAGTTATAAGAAAGAATTGTAGACCATCGACCGAAGCTGGAAATATCTGTGACTTAGTTTCAGGACCAGGTGAAATTCTTGCGATTAGACAAACTATTGGACAAGATAGTAATGGTCGACCTGTATTGGAAGAATACGAATTTGATGGAGGTGCTAAAGTGATAGATGGAGATGGTACGTGGCTAGTAGATTTACCAATGAATTTGGATTACATCATAACCAATGAATTTGGTGAAAGAACAATATCCTTAGATCCGACTATCGGTGTACCAACAAAAGGTAAATATAGGTTCAAAGTTAAGTGGGAGCAATCTCCTGATATGGGTGAGCAAGTGAAAAGAGCATATTATCTTTTACCGAATGTGAGAGAATATGGTTGGAGTTCGGCTTCATTAGACCCATCAATTTTAACCTCAGCATCTACTTCATATCAACAATATCAAAAGTCCTACGCCTTTTCTTTGGATTGGAACGAATATGCTGATCCAACGACAGCGATTAGTTGTCAGGATACCTTTTATGAATTTGGATACAATAGAGTTTACACTCCATCACAATTCATTGACGGATATCATAATGGGTCAAACAGAGGAAGATTCATTGGAATAAAAGAAATATTAGATTCAACTTGTGACTCGACAAATAATAAGTTTCCGACGAACGATGGGGTTAAGAATTTCGATTTGATTTTTATTCTTTTCAACTTCTTTTTTAGTTTTATAACGTTGTTACTTATACCATTAATGGTTGTGGTTCACATATTGGCATTCTTATGGCCGATATTGAAAATTTTAATCACTTTTGTTTATGGAACTCTAGCAACCTTTGTGTTTGTTTTATGTAAAATTGTTGATGCCATTCCATTTGTTAACATCAATTGTCCAAGACCACCATCGTTCAGAGATATTTTTAATTCTTTAGGAGATCCTTTCAAGAATATTGCATTACCAACGATAACATATCCTGATTGTGAACTTTGTTCATGTACTAATGAAACACCTGAATCAAGTGCAAACGCTCAGGCGTTCGTTCAAGAATCTTTAAGAACGACATCTTTAACATTGTTGGCAGATTCACCAAATCCTGTTTCTTATGGTAATGTATTTGACGAACAATATTGTACTGATGATACTTGGTTCAAATATTATAATACAACTTATTTCACCTTAGAACAACAAGATATTTCATGTAGAAAACAAACTGTTGAAAATCCTGCGAGTGTATACCAAACAGATGTGCAGAGACTTATTGCGGGTAATAACCAAAATATTGTAGGACAAAGAACCCCTGCAACAATTTGGTTTGCGGAGAGACCAAGAGCTTCTTTCGATTTGACCTTGACTGAAAGACTTAATTTATTCAATCTTAAAAACCAATACTTTAATACTTCGGGAGGGTTCAACCAAGTTAGAACATATGTTGCATCAGATGTTGCCGCTAATGCAGGACAGTATCATTACGACAATACAGTAACAATTTTATGTGATCCTGTTGCATTGGAAAATTTTGTGACAGGAAGAGTGATGACATTCCAGAACCCATTCAATTCTTTGGATCCAAACGTGAATGGTGCTGAAACTAATTTCTCAGGATTTTCTTCATCAACAGGATATGCTAAGAACCTTAAGGCAATCACAGTGAATTATGCTAATCCTGATAGCCCTGATCAATTATTAACTCAACAATATATTGTCAATCAATCGGCGGATACAATACAAAACTGTTGGGTTTCCACAGTGACCGCGGAAACAGGGACACAATGGTATTACACCGATTGTGATGGTGTATATCATTCCGGAAACACATCAATAACAGGTACTGTATGTGTAAACGATTTATTACCTTATGAAGGAGTTGCAATAACAAGTGCGAGATGTCAGGAACCTAAGTTTTTAATGTATTCAAAGGTTAAGTCTGATTGTGAATATTTCCAAGTTATCACAGCGATGACTTATAGTAATTTTTCATCTTTGAATCCACCAGTTTTCACGGGACAAAGAAGTTTGAATGAAAGATATATTGCAGGTGCAATGTATTTGTGGGAAGAACATCACGTAAAAACAGGATTTTTAGGTCTTGGACGTGGAGCTAAAACTTGGCAACCAATGTATGCGACAAGACCATATTATGCAATTCCTGATAACAAGGAGATTTGTGTTGTTGTATTACAAAGAGGTGTCGATCCCAACAGCACAAGACAAACAACAACAGTAGATATATCAAGAATATGTGGACAACCATATGGAACAGTGCAAGTAACATCAAAATACAAGTTGAACATCCCAATACAACCAGGATTAGTACTACCAAGACATGACCAATATTCTACAAATGAAAGTAGCCCAATATTTTTTGACTCATACATTTTCCAACCAGGTACAAATTATTCAGGATATACGACAAATATGCCTTCGTACTACTCAAGTTTGGATTCGACTAAAGTTGGGTCATTCCAAGTGAAACCTGGTAATACATATTCTATTTTAGATTCTACAAAGGTAACAGTGAATTCGGGAAGTAATGGGTCTTATTTGAAGGCTAATACTTCTGTGAATATATTTGGGATGTCACAATATCCAATAGTTAGTTCACAACCGAGGTTTAGTAATGTTGCTGCTTATTTAAATCCGAATAATGTCAATTGGTATACAGTATTCGGAAGATATTATACCGAAGTTTCACAGGGTAAAGAGATGGTGGGATATTGGAACGATGAATATGTTGAGGGAGGTGCGTACTTCTTTGCATCAGTTGGAGGAAGTGTTGAAGAAGGATTGGCTTCTTTAAGATATGATAGATTTGTTTATTTCTCACCTGTGTACTCAACTGCAACCACAATGTCTATGCAAGCTCAAACGCAAAAAATTGTTATGAGAACAGATAGACTCCCAACATCAACTTCACGATCAGGATATGAAAACAATAGTTATTTGTTACATCAAAATACTAATTTCAGTTTTTACTTTGTTAGTGATGAAGGTGCTGTTGAGTCTTATGACGATCAGGGTGCATCATTTTTAATTAACGAAGCGACAGAAAACTTAAGCCAGTATGAAGAACAATTTACATCAACCTTTACATGCCAAGGATTGGTACCATTACAATGTTATTCTGGTGATTCAGAATCATTCGGTGTTAAACCATCTACAGATGCTTGTTATAAGAAGGCGGTTGTTAAAGGAGGGTGTTATGTTTTTGTAAGTAGAGTGATATTGTCATTACCTAATGACTTCAAACAATTAGGTGAGTATAAAGCGAGAACTAGAGTAAACTTTGCGGCTTGTAGAGGGGTATTTGGACATACCTTTATCAATAACTGGGTCAATGGTGTATTATATCATTTCCCTTTTAGAAATTTAAGATTTTTTAAATCTCCTTTAGATCCTGTAGATCCTAATGGACCATATAATGAGTTCTGTAAGGATACAATTGTCTTACATGAAAAGACTAATAATTTTTATTATAGATCATCACCATACAATTCATCGAGTAAAACATTTGTTGGAAAACAAAGAACACCTTCACCGAGAAGAAGAAACGAAAAAGAAATTTTATTCCCAACTACAGTCATGGATATGGGACCAAGGGATGCTTTCACTCAAGAGATTTCGTTGAATGAAGAATTCTATGGATATAATATGACTAATATACCAACGACTACATTCCAAGACCCTGCTGAAATTTTGAATCTTTTTATCATATCGAGACAAGTTAATTCGAAGTGGTTAGGTAATCTTGTTGGATTAGGAGATGGATCAATTAATGCTTTCTTTACACGAAGTAAGTCAAAGATAGATGGAGACTATGCTCAAATGATTTCAATCAATTCAGAACTTGGTGTTCAAGAATTTAATTTTGAAGCATATAGTGCACAATCAGGATCAAGTACAAATAATCCATTCTTTGTTGGACAAGATAGAAGTGGTAATCCAGTGATTGGTGTTTTCTTTTCTTCTGATACCGTAACAAGAGACTTGGTTACTCCGAGAAGATTGATCAGAAACGACAATGCCACATATAACAGTGCAGTTTATGATTATTTACCTGTTAAAACACAAGAAGTTCCATTCTATTCTTGGCAAACAAGAGATAGTAATGCAATCTTTGGTACCGAAAATAATGATTGGAGAACAGGATCAATTCAAAAAAATCTATATCAGAAGTTGAATAGAACTGATATTACATCAAACTATTTCATGGGTGAAAATCCAAGAGCAGATTTCATGAAGGGATACATTTATAATAGAAGTAATGTTTTATTCGGACCTGGAACTACAAGTGAAGCTTATCAGTTCGAAGGAGATAAAAACACTGCCGATTCACCGAGTTACGATCCGGTTAATTTAAATTCTTATTTCACTGTTGGATTACCTTTCCATTTCTATTTTGGATTATCGAGAGGTAAGAGTGCGATGAATAGGTTTGTTAAAAAATATGTTGATTAATGGATAATACAATTATAGTACCAAGTAGATTAAGGTATAAGTCAGCACCAACTGTAAATCAACAAGTTAGTGTATCAGTAGATTCAAAAACAAATGAAATTACTGAGTATGATAGAATTGCCTCAGTCAATCTGGCAACATTATTTGATGACGAAAGACAGGCGTCAACTACATTTAGACCAACATTTAAAGTTGCTCCATTGTATGAGAATGCTTACACAGGGACGACAGAATATGTTCCGTTCTTAAACAACTTATATTATGTGGATGCAGAAAGATCTTTATTGAGCGGTATTTGGAAAGGATATCCTCAGTATTATGAGTTCGAGTTTTTCAGACCTAACATCTCTGATCAACACATTCCGTACGTTAGTAGAAGTGCCTACACTTATAATTGGACGTATTATTTAACTCTACCGGTAGAAAACAATTATACTCAACAATTGTTTTGGACAAATGGTACTGATGAAGTTAATTGGTTGGCAGGTGATGGAATACCGTTTATTGTCAATTTAAGGTCGTTTAACGGGACTGATTTCATTTCTTGTAAGTGTATTGCTGAACATAACTTACAGATCGGTGATTACGTTGAATTTAACTTTGGTTATGGTAATCAAAAATTATTCCAAGTTAACTTTTTGGGAGATGGCACGTTTGCGTCCGAAACATATATTTTTAATTTATTTAATGTGGGTTACACAGGAAACACCTTCACAAATAATAGAAAAGGAGTTTTCAAAAAGATATTAGACATATCCAATTCTGCGGAAACCAAATCAACGTATTATATCAAAATGCATAAAGTCATAACAAATGTTAATGACTTAGTTGTAACTAAAACAGGATTTGAAGAATTACCATTCTCTTCAAACAAGAAGTTTGAATTTTCATCTTTAACACCAAATAATATCTCGAGGATTTCTCAGAAGAACGCATCTCAAACATATACGTTTACAATGAATTATGATTTGGATATCAAAAATTTGTTGGATAATCAGAAGAGACCTTTGAATGAAATTTTCTTAACCATAATCAATAAGGGTTATTCGGGATACTTTAACAAACCAAACCAAGGTACCGGAGTAAAACAAGGATGGCAATTTAATATCACTCAACAAAATAATCTTTATTGGGATGAATCAAATCTTAAATCAAACACTAACATTGGATTTTCATCATACACATTAACAAGTGGATCTACGGAAACTTTTTACTATAACTTAGATTTTAAGTCTGGGGATACTATCTGTGGTGATTGGTGTGAATGGAATAACGTTACTCAAACCGAAAGAATTATTTCACCATATTATCAAAAAATAAAATATAACCAAGATGTGTTTAAATCTTCGGATGTACCGACGACTAACCCAAATGGTTATTATTATCAGCCTCACATAGGAATGAAGATAAGACAATTTTCAAACTATGTTGAAACAGGGTCAATTGAAAATGCGGATAATGTTCCGTTTTGGTCATATTACTCTAACAATTATAGAGAGTTTTTTTGGAGAGACCTTTACACTTATGGATTTATAGATGAGGTAGGTAATGGAGTGGATTATCCATTTGTGAACTCCGCACATTATCCATACATAAACAGTTTCTTTAGGGTTATACCTGAAGGAGCTCAATTCTCACCTATTCAAGGATTTAGTTTGAATACCGAGACACTTGTAACAAAACCAATTATAGATGAGTGTGAGTAAACAAATATTATTATCGGGAACAGTTAATAACCAAATCAATATACCAATCAATCTCGATTGGGAATATCTTGATGTTGAATCAGACATTATTGAGTTTCAGGATATGGCTATCGAGGAACTATTGAAGACTGATAAGGACTTTGAAACAACAAGATTTGTTCACAGTGTTTATGAAAATAGAACAGATATAAATTATGAATTCTATTTCTTCGAAGGAAATGGTTTGTCTAATCAAAACAATTGGAAGATAGACTATAGAGCAGAAGGATTCACAACACAAGAGATTTATTACTATACAAATCAATTCACAAATTCATTCTTTAAGTTAGACCTATACGATAGTCCAATTGAATCACAACAAAAAAACTACATAACGATTATATTACCCACACAACAAGGTGCGAGAATGTCAACACTAATGCAAAGCACTCAAGTTTTGATTAAAAAGCCACAATTTGTTTTAGATTATGTTGGGGATAAAGAAGGGTTCTTTATTTATTGGTTGAAAAAAAGAGACTTCCTTGACATCAGTAGATTTTACATGACAGCTAAGTTTTTTGACGGGAAGACAGGTCAGTTTGTTAGAATGATGAACAGACCACAATCTTCAGTAGTTGGAAACAAGTATGCATTTAATTCGACTGACTATTTTTATTATAGGGTTGATTTAGATTATCCGACACACACTTACCAAGTGTTTGATACCTATTCTTTAGTCCCACAAAGAGTGGGAGGGCTAGTACCCATAAAATGGTATGAATATGTGAATCCATAATGGCATCAGATTACGTTTATAGAATATCACCTGAAGTAATTCAAGGAGACATTTTCACAGTATATTATTCGGGAAACCCGGTTGGGGTTTATTCAGGAATGACACAAGTATTATCAGGGGGACCTGGTGGTACCTCACTTCTGACTGGACTTACAATTCCGATTATGATCACCGAAACTGCATTGGACTGTGGTTACTATTCACCATTTGATGGAGCTCTTTTACAAAAAGATGTGGTTACCAATTTTATATTCTCATCAACAACAGGATCACCATACACATATTATGTTTACAATACTTCAGATGAATTTAAAAAATTCTTGGAGTTATCGACATACACAATAGATTGGGGCGACGGATCACCGGTTAATAACTTTAATCAACTTACACCTGCATCAATATCACATCAATATCCTACAGTAGTAAGTGGTTACACGATTACATTATCACAGAAGAATCCGTGGGGAACTAATACAGTGAAGAAACAAATCGTTACACCATATACCAATCCCATTATATTGAATCAACCAGGAACGGCTTTCTTTACATCAAATACAGGAAGTTGGTCTGCAACACCTATAAGTTATAATTTTATTTTCTCAGGTGATGCTGAAAACAATGTTCAAGATCAAAAAACAAGCGCTTACATAACAGTTCCATATACTGTATCGGGTATTACAACATCAAGAATACAAGAATTAGCTCAATATGGTCCACAGAAATTTATTGTTGGTGCACCTGTAATAAAGAATAATGAAGTGTTTGGGGTTATAAATAACATTTCACCTCTTTATACAGGATATACCATTCAAAATGTTGACTATTACGACTATGTTGATGATGGAACAATATTCTTTGTAAAAAGTTCTGGATTAACTGAAAATGAATTAACTGCAGAATTTTTTTACAAAAACCCTGCACTTCAGAAAACAATTGGGGATGCTGAAATTGTCACTAATTTATATGTTGAGAGGGGAAAAAACTCAGCATATCAATATATTCAAAGATTAGGAGAGGTTGATAATGTCGGTGACCTACAAAATTATGGTTACGGGTTTTTCAATGTGGAAACCAAATAAAGAGATAAACTATTTATAGAAAATAAATTAAAACATGGCAATAGCTTCATACGGTACAATAAGACCATCAGACTGTTCACCAGATGACATGGAGATAATTTTGAATTATACTCCCTCAAGAGACGTTACAAGCAACTTCGTATTGAAAAAATTGGATGCCAAGACATTGTTGAGGCCTTATTTTAGTAATCAACAAGTAGGTGGATCACCTGTAGAAATATTAGGTGGACTATACAATTTAACCTTACCCGCAACAGAATTTAATGCGTTGGGAATTTACACAATGTTAATTAGACCCGCTCAAATTAGAACTTCAATTATTGATTGTGGTGTTTTAAGTGCACTTCCAAACGTTAAAGGAATTGTTCTGGATTTATCATTAATACCACAAGAGTATAGGAATAAATTTGTACCACAAGGATTAGTTGGTTTCAGAATTGAATATTTGAATGAAGATGGGACTAAAATTCCTAACTTCTTTAGAGTAGTTACATCTAACTTTTATTGTGAACCAGTTGTTACGAACCAAGTAAATGCCCAACAAAAGTCAATTAGATATAGATATGTTGATAGTACTGCAAACTTAATGTTTTTAACGTTATCACCTTCATCATCACCAACAAACAAACCAAACGCAACTCCATATATTGGACAACCCGATCAAGATATTATTATAACAAACACATTTTTCAATCCTTTGACAATTGATATTGAAATGGTTGAATATGATGTTTCATCTCTTGCAATCGCTCTTTACGGTAATCAAACTAAATCAATTGATGACGGTATCTACACAATTTACGACTCTAATAACAACATTTACAGACAATACAACTTGTTTGAAATTAGAGATCAGTTCAACGAACTTCTATATGAGGTTAGACAGAACAGAGGTGATAATATCGATTTCAGTAAAAACTTTAATACTATCATTAGTTAATGGCAGTAACTCAGAAATATTTTTATCCTCCGAGACCCTCTTCAGGAGTTAATACATTCTCGGACAACATCGTGGGTTTACAACTCGTTGATGGAGGCGGACTTACGCAGGGTAATTTCGAATTTACAACAGCAGTCACTGAAAAGGTTAATAGAACCTTTAACATCGGTGCGTTCTCCGAACCAATAACTTTAGAGAATCTTGATATCGATAGAATTAATGAAAGTAGATTAATCTTCGCTAAAGAATTTAGAGTTTATCCAAACTTAGATTTAACCGAGGTTACTAACTTTTCAATGTATGGATCGTTGGCAAAGAGACTTGAAGTTTCAATTACAAGAATTATTAATCATTTTCCGGCTTCTTTGGATATAAGGTATATGAGTACCGAATCTTTAACAGGGTATACGGCAACAAATATCGTTTATGATTCAGTTAATGATGAAACAACGTTTACAATTGATGTTGATAGAATTGTTAATCCATTTGCGATAGATTACTCAATATCTGCGGCAACAAATATAATTGCTAGAGAGATTGTAACATCCCCGTTAAGGAATTTAAACCAAACTTATTTGGATTATTGTATTGCAATCACTAACACAGGTAATACAACAAATCCTTATGATATCTTCAGAGTATTATCATTCGATCCATCAACAAGTTTATCATCAGGATATCTTACGTTCTACGTTTCAGGGTCTCCTTTTGGTACTACGGCAACAACATATCAAAGCAACTTCCAAGTAAGACCTAACGACTTGGTTGTCGATCAAGTTTTTGCTGAAACTTTTAATGAGGTTGAAAAATTCTTACTTAATAGACTTATTGACCCACCATATACTGCAGTGTTCCAAGTACCTGCGGAGAATGAGAACGGACAGGTTTATACAAGTATTTCAACTTTAACATGGCCTTTAGATGGGGTTTGGAATTTAGACATTACATCTCCAAGCTTTGAATATTATTTGGAACAAATAGGATATGTTGCGGCTGAATTAGACACATATAAGACAGATTTATTATCAAGATTTTTAACTCAAGAATCATTCAAAGAATTTGATACCAAGGAAAGAAAGGTTGAGAAAATCTTACAAATCTACGGTAGAAGTTTTGATGAGATAAAGAAATTCATTGATGGTATGGCTAACATGACTTCAGTTAACTATACGGTACAAGATGATGTCCCTTCGTTATTATTAAAGAACTTGGCGGCTACCTTAGGTTGGGAACCAAATGTATCTCCAATTACTAATGAGAATTTCTTAGATTCTGTTTTTGGACAAACAAACACACCAACATATCCGGGTTATACAAGAGCCTTAACACCAACAGAGTTGAACTATCAGTTTTATAGAAACTTGATATTAAATTCAGGTTATTTGTTTAGATCAAAGGGTACAAGAAAATCGGTTGAATTTTTATTAAGATTGGTTGGCGCACCTGAATCATTAGTTGAGTTCAACGAGACAATATATCTTGCGGATCAAAGAATCAATATGGAGCAATTTACAACACAATTTGCTCAAATATCAGGAGGTACTTATGCAAACAATGTACCATCCTTAGCTGCAGGACAAACTTATAAGATACAAGGACAAACTTACACAGGATTTACTTCGACAACCACCTATGAACAAGTTAGACTTGGAGCTTCCGATTATCCTGTGGACATTTTAGGTTATCCAAGTGCACCAACAGACACAGAAGATTATTTCTTCCAAAAGGGAGCTGGTTGGTATGAAAGTACACCACAACATAGAAGTCCTGAAATACCATTGGTAACACAAGTATTCACAGGTGCTAACCCTGACATACAAACACAATTAGAGCCGTTCACATATGGACAACTTTACTTAGAAAGATTTAGAGATTTTCCTTATATGACTGAAGGTTTCAAACTTCAAAAAACAATAGACAATAAAAAGACATGGGTTTCGGATGACGATGACTTAAGAATCTCAACAGATGCGGGATATGATGCTTATTACTATATTAATAATGAGAAATTGGTAATGAACGTTAAAAACGTAGATTTATATTTGAATCCTGGTCAAGGTTTAGTTTATGATGTTTGGACTCAATCGAGATTATATGACTACCCAATACCTGAAAGTGGAATGACATCACCATTCCCAACACCAGGAGGAGTTGATTGGACATTTATCAACCCACAACCGAAGAAAAAGACATTCTTTGAATTTGCACAAACATTTTGGCAAAACACAATCAATGTTAGAAATAGAATGTATATCACTGACGGACATACCGGAGGTTATCCAACATTATCTTCAATCTTTTGGAAATATTTGGAACAAGAAAATACTATTGGAATCCCTAACAACCAATACACTTATCAGAAACTAATTGATTATGTTGAAGGGTTAGGTCCATACTGGATGAAGTTGGTAGAACAAATGATTCCAGCAACAACAATATGGAATACAGGAACAAGATTCGAGAATTCAATATTCCAAAAACAAAAGTATGTCTACAGAAGACAAAGAGGATGTCAGTTTGTACCGGTACCTGCAGACTGTTGTTATATCATAGGAAACGTTTTCAATTATGACTGTTCAACAGAGTTTGTTGAATTTGGAGTATATCCATGGTTAAATGGAGATGCATCTGTTAGTAACTTCCAAGGAATACTTGCAAACAGATTACAGAACTTTTTATCTGAGGAAGGACTTACACTTAATGAATGTATAACAAGTACACTTACAACACAGTGGTATGTTGATATGAGAATTGGGGATGAAGTTTTAATATTTGCACCTTTCTATGAAGGATTTGGGTTGAATGATGTTCCAAGTAGATCACTTTGGAAAAACACGCTTTCATCAAATTTAGATAATTTATACAATTATGGATTGAATTACTTCATTAATGGGAATATATTGAATGTTACGAATATGGATTGTGTTCCAAAAAACCTAGATCAAACTTTGAGTTTGAATGTAGGTATAAACTTATCAATAAGTTGTGTTAATTAATGGCGTCGTTTAATTATGTGGTTAATGTTACAGGGGATTGCCAGAACGATGGTACTGGATCAATCCAAGTCGGATTTTCAGGAGGAACTCCTCCTTATACCGTGCAGTGGATAAGTCCGTATAATAGTGGAGATATCTTCAACTATTTGGCCTATGATTATAGTTTTATTGACCCAACATCATATCTTTTAACATATTCGGTCTTAACAAACCTTTCTGCCAATACATATACATTTAGGGTAAACGACTCTACAGTACCTGTCAACTTAGAATATGCTGTAAACGTTCCTGTTTCATCAGGAAACTGTACAAGTATTATCGATGTTTCTGCAACAACATGTAATCAAAGTAATGGTAGTGTTACTGCTGATGCAAGTTCAGATTATTCTGACACAGCCTACATTCTTTTTACTTCAAATAATGAAATGGTTCAATCAGGAATTACTGCATTGGATCAATTAACGTTCCAAGGATTATCTGCGGGAACGTATTACGTTTCTTCCATAGATTATGGTGGATGCACAGGTACATCACAATCTTTTGTGGTTAATCCATCAGTTGAAGTCGATTATGGATTTTATCCTGTTGATGATACACAATGTGGATCTGCATCAGGTAGAATTATTGTGACGGGTCAGACAGGAGTTCCACCGTGGACATACATTTGGAATGATGGAAGTACGGGAAGCACTCTTACAGGATTGACTGCTGGTACATATAGTGTTAAAGTAACAGATGCGACAGGATGTTCCACAATCAAGAGCCAAGCCATTGGTCAAATAGACCCTGTAGGTTTAGGAGGGTTTACGGTAGATCAAGTACCAACTTGTTTGAACTCTGATGGTATCATAACAATGACAATAACAGGAGGAACAGGTCCATATTACTATTCTGCGTCCACAGGATCAATAGATGTTAGTTATTTAAAGACATTCCAATTAGTTGGAGTTCCTGCAGGATCTTATAACTTCATGGTAACAGATGCGGCGTTATGTAAATTCACAACGGGTATCGATTTAGCAACAGAAAATGGTATTTCTGATATTATTCTATCTGTTTCACCAAGTTCATGTAGTAACGCCGATGGATCTATTTTAGTAACTGCATTGGGAGGAACTTCACCATTTACATTTACCTTAATTTATCCTGACTCATCGACTTTTTCAATAACATCCAACGCAGCTTCTTACACTTTTGGTGAATTATCAGGAGGAACCTATACAATCATATTAGAAGACTCCACAGGTTGTTATTTCTTAAGTGAAAGTGCCTTATTATCAAGTAATTCATTTACTATAACTGCGACTACAACAGGAACAACTTGTTCTGCAAGTAATGGGACCATTGTTGTTGAGAAATCTACAGGTGGTATTGCACCATTTGACTACTCACTTGATGGAATTCAAAACATTATAGATACAACAGCGAGTGCTGTTACATTTACTAATGTTACTGCGGGACAACATCAAATTTCTGTAACTGATTCATCAGGATGTACTCAAACAACTCAAGTTTATATTAGTCCGAGTACACCACTTTCATACAATTTGTATTCAACATCTTGTGGTCAGGGTTCTGAAGGTACAATTACAGCATTTATCTCTGATGGAATACCTCCGTTCACCTATGAGTGGTCAAGTAACGTTGCATCTAATCCACAAGAGATTAAAGTAACAGGATTAACTGCGGGAACCTATTCATTAACAGTTATCGATTCAAGTGGATGTAGTCAAACGAGGACAACAACAATCGATTGTGATAAAACATATGTTTCATATCAAAGTTATGTGATGGGAGCAGAAATATTTTCTGTAGTTGCCGGAACAAAGAGAGGTATGTTACAATTGATGAATGAAGGATTCGATGATTTAACACAAGGAAAAACAAACTGTGTCTTAGTTTCCGCTGATTTTACTGCAAAAGTTGAAATACAACCACAAGGTACAGTATTAGAACAATATTTTTATACAAGCACAAGTTTAGTTCAAGCGCCACCTGATAGTTTATACTATTCTACTGTCGAAACATTACTTGAAAGTATTTGGGGAATTGGTGATGTGACAATCGATCAATTAACTAATGAAATTACAATACAGACAGATAGAAGTGAAACATCATTAAATAATCAAGAAGTGAAAGTTGAACTAATTATAGTATACGACATTAAGTGCTTGACATGACAAGAGTAGAAATTTTAGCGGTAACGGGTACAACCCCAATAAATGTATATGTCTCAGATTATTATGGTAATTATGAGACATTAATTTATACCATCACCTCAGGTAGTACGATTCCTCCTGCCACAGGTGCAACTCTATCATCAGTATTTGCAACGGCACCTGCTATTTTGTTGAAAATGGTAGATGCGAATGGGTGTGAAAAGATAGAATTACTTGAATGTAGATTCGGTTGTTCGTTCTTAATTACAATCCAAGCTGAATCTTGTGTAACAGATATTACAATAAGCACATCCTCTTGTGATGTGGGAGGTTTGGCGATTGTGGAAGCAAGTTGTGTGACAACATTAAACATTCAAGAACCAAATTGTGGAACATCAATAGTGGTTCAGGACCCTAATTGTGGGTTAGTTTTGAACTGATTTAAATTTTTGTACAAATATGGAAGATAAATTACTAAAAAAAAGTATTTATTAAAAAAATCTTGAATGAGCTTATATTCTATATTTGTTGTTAATACTGCTCCTGGTTGTGATAACTCAATTGAACAACAATTAAATGTTTCTGGTTGTACCAATTATATTGTTAGATTAGCTTCTAACTCTAACGCGTTAGGTCCGTTCGACATTTATTTGGATGCTATTGCACCTGCTAATATATTATATTCTGCAGTCACAAGATACGACATGTATAATGGTGTTGTTGTTGAGTTAGAATGTACTCTTACACCAACTCCAAGTAACACACCAACTCCGACACCTACAGTTACAACAGGATTAACTCCAACACCTACTGAAACAAATACACCAACACCAACTAATACACCATCAATTTCTGCAACTGAAACAAGTACTCCAACTCCAACAGGTACACCAACTCAAACACCTTCTAATACACCGACAAGTACTGCGGGTGCAACATCAACGCCAACACCTACTGAAACACCAACAACAACACCTACAACAACCACAACACCAACACCTACAACAACTACAACATTAACAGCATCGCCAACGCCAACTGAGACATCAACAGCAACTCCAACACAAACACAAACCGCGACACAAACTTCAACACCAACACCTACAACAACCACGACATTAACCGCATCACCAACACCAACTGAAACTCCTGCAGCAACCGCAACAGAAACACCTACACCAACACCAACAGAAACACCAACAGAAACACCTACACCTACAGTAACAAACACACCAAGCGTGACTGCATCAGAAACAGAAACTCCAACTCCTACTCCAACGGAAACACCTACAAATACACCAACACCTTCAATAACAGCGTCACCTACTGAAACGCCAACACCAACACCTTCGATAACTGCGTCTCCAACTGAGACAATGACACCGACACCGACAGCTACGTTAACACCTACTGAAACGGTTACACAAACTCCGTCGCCAACGGAAACGGCTACACCAACAATGACACCAACTGAGTCAATGACTCCAACACCTTCAGTGACTGTAACAGCAACGCCAAGTATGACTCCTACTGAGTCACCAACTCCTACGGCAACAATAACACCTACAGAGTCACCAACTCCAACACCAACACCGGCTCCATTACAAGGTTATCTATTAATAGAACCTCAAGCGGTAAATGCACAGTTTAACGGATGGATGCAATCACAAGGATCATCATGGAGAGGATTTTGGATTAATACACCAACAATTCTC